GCCTGACAACCACACGTTATTCATTACAGGGTTCCCCTTTCACTGACACAATCTCATAGAGGCTACTCAAGAAGTTGTTTGGAACCTCAACGATCCCTACTCGGATGTCACACTCATGGCACTCTTCTCCAACCCTTTTTATTGCTCTCTCATACCCTTCATAGTCTTGTTCCATACTCCATTCGTCCCACGCATCCACAACCCAAGCGGCATCACTGTCCTCGTTGTCAGGTTTCGCGGTAATCATATAGACCTTCATTGGTCTGCCTCCTCATCTCGTAATTCCCCCAACTGCTCGTCGAACTCTAACAGTAAAGTTGAAAGTGCCTTTTCAGGAGTAGTGCCCCAACCAGATAGTGTGTCTTCATCTTCACAATTCTGACAGTAACTTACATATTCATTGTGGTAATACCCTGATTCCACTATCAGGTTTTGTTGGTCTTTACACGTGGGACATTTAGTCATCCTGCAACTCCTCATCTTGCCAAGCCTCAAACTGGTTTGCCCATTGTTCGAATGTAGGTAACCGTGTGGGGAAGTCTTTATTTATCCACTCTTGTTCGAATTTCAGTATGCTATCAAGCGCGTCCGAGATGAATGTATTCAGATCCACTACACAGTCCTTTCTATGTCAACGGTCACATCAGCTTCTCGATCCTGGCACAGCCGGTATTGAAGGTTGGTCTCTTGGCGAGCTAGCAGTTTGGGTAACAAGGTTTCATCTACAGATGGCATGGTATAGGCAGGTCTGAGGTCTGTTGTTTCGTTCATGATATCATATACTTGCAAACTTGATGCCATACCTATCTCTTCAAGATAATGGCCGGATCCCGCAATTCCTTTCATAGTGATCTACAAGACTTGCGTAGTTATTCAGACCTAGACCTAGACCTAGACCCAGACCTAGACCTAGACCCAGACCTAGACCTAGACCTAGACCTAGACCTAGACCAAGACCAAGACCTAGACCTAGCCCCAGACCCAGACCTAGACCAAGACCAAGATCCAGACCCAGACCTAGACCCAGACCAAGACTTTTGCTTCTTTCCTCTAATCACTATGCTACTTTTCCGTAGGATTCAATACAAGAAGTGCGGACGTACCAATTATGAGGTAGAGGTTCCTGTCGTTCCGGTTCTTTATCACATAAACCACCCGTCTCATAAACCACACTGGCGTCAGTAAGAAGGATGTCTTTATCGTTTACCCCAATAAGTTTTCCTCTGTAGATAAAATTTAGGCACCACACCATAACAGTTTCGCCTAATAGGGATTCGAGTCCCTCGTTGCTGACTTCTTCGACTAGTTTTTTCATAGGAAAAGTTACTTGCAAAGGTGGTGCCAAACCCTCTTTATCTGAAAAACCCACCAACCTCGCAATTCCTTTCATAGTGATCTACAAGACTTGCGTAGTAGCCAGTAGTGTTTGGGTGATAGCTCGGTAATCGTTGGAGATGGTTTGCAGCGCACTGAAGGCCACATCTCGTTGTTGTTGTGTAGTAAACTGTAAGCACAATACGTCGGCAGTAGGAAAGTGTACGTTTATCTTTAGTGTGTTTATTTTGGTGACAGTGAAGATCTTTAGGTCCATAGTACTCTTTCATCGCTTGGAGGGTGTAAGGTATTTAGGTACTTGCAACTTTGAGGCCACATACAACATCCATGCAATACCCCTCTCAACTATGAAACAGTTTGCGTACCTATCTCGAAAGATGCATAACGATATCGGTGTATCCCGTAGTCGGCATCAGTGGGCACACGTCTTGCAACAGACCATTCCAACGATGAGGCAAACAGAAACAACCCCATCTCAGAACTGGATGACACGATGCTATTGATAGAAGATCTTCTCACCCCTGCCGCCTTTTACAGGTACGCTACGGAGTCGGAGAACGTGACCGAAGACCTCGATATGTGGGAAGAAGACACAGTGCCCCTTGACATCGCATCAGAACTTCGGACGTTCGTGGGCATCGATCCTAAGAAGACCCAATGTGCATTTCATGAATGGATCGATTCCAAGTGCGATACCCTCATCAAAAACCGATCGGAGCTGACATGAAACTGAAATGGAGAGAAGACGAACGGGGCAACCTTCATACTTATACAGATAAAGGTCTAACAATGGTTCGTAGGCGCGGTGAATTGTGGAGCGGGTGGGTGTCAAACTCAGAAGTAGATTTCCATCTCACTAAACACGCAGGCGAGATGATTGAACGGATCGAGAACTGTCTTTTCCCGAAAGCGGAGCCCAAGGAACTCGATTCAGGTGAGTGGTTCGAGGCGACGATGCGTGGTGATGCACAGGTCCTTGAGCAGAATCGTGAAGCTTCCGAAAGTCTAACTGATTTTGTACGAAGAGAGATGACGGAGTTTGTGGAAACGTATGGTGAGGGTCCTGTCTATATCAACGGAACTGTCTCGACGGTAGAAATTCGAAAGCAGTACGAGATGGAACATTCCATGGGCGTGTCATTCGAGCAATGGTGGGAACAAAAAGTAATAACGGCCAAGGCACTTCTAGCAGACCTAAAAGCGTCACGAGAGGAGGACCCAACGTCAACCATTGATCCTTTGCCTACCCAATATGGCGAGGGTTCCGTATCACGACTCTTGAGTGGAACAGAGTTGTTTTCATATCACATCACTAGAAAAGATGATCAGGAGTCCTTTGGTGAATGGTACAGCCGCCAATCTTTCACTGTCAAACAGTGTCGCGATGAAATAGCAGCACTGCCTCCAAAACCAGACTCATACTCATCATTACAGGAGAAAGATATCACTGTGACCACCAAATGCTCACCCGAGGAATATAAGTTCATAATGAAGGACGGGATCTAATGACTAGAACTGAACTTATCAAGCAAGAAATGCAACGGTACGGTGATCGATGGGGCAACATCATCCGAGCCAACATCCGTCACCTGGAACTTTCGGACTGGGCACCATTCATGATCTGGACACGAACTCGAGTCTACTACCAGAACGGTACTGGTATCGGAAGTGTGCCGAGGAACCCATGAAAGAAGAAGACCCATTTTGGGAAGGGCTGAGGAGTGTGGTCCCTATGCTCAATAACGAGGACAGACTAGCTGTTGCTGTAAGACTATTACAACTTGGCCAGGAATCTGATGACAACGAGACTAAACAGTTCGTGAACAAATTCATCAAGGATCACCTAGGAAAGGTCGGTGACTGACGAGAGAGCCTTAGACGATTGGGAGTACACCGATCGAACGCTACGCTACCTTTCAGGGTACGATCTCGATGCCAAGAACGGTCGACTGATAGAGGTCTTGTCACCGAAGTCCGGACGCAAAACGTCATTGGTTATACCGTTCGAGAAACTTGAGATGTTCCAGGACTTCGAAGAGCTTGAACAGTTTGATGGGTACATACGAAAGCTGGGGCCGTGGGAGTGTTATTTGAATCGTTTAGTTGGAGGGTGGCAGTGGGAGATAATCTCGTTCGATGAAAGTTTCCAACCCATCTGGGATCTGTCCGAGGAGGTCTATGATTGGCAATCCCAAGCAGCTGAGGGTCTGTTCTCCAAGTACCCTCACCTTTACGAGTATACGAAAGAGAGGCGATGATGATTAGGTTTGTACATGTTGGGTCCCAAATCTATGAGGACAAGGATCAGTTTTTGTTCTGTAACACTGTTACAGATCGAGTCTTCTATTTTTATGGTGAAGGAGTTTTTGATTCACTCGTGGACTTTCTAGATGTCTGTAGAGGCAAACACCATTATCTTGTTCAATGCTGTGGGCTTATTCCAAAGGAGTTTAGATGATTGAACAAACGAAACTCGGCTTCCTCCACAAACATTGGCACGTCTATGGACTGTACACGTATCCGTGTCGGGCCGATTTCCTGGAGAAGATGGGGGAGTTCAAGATTACTGACTTGAGGATATCTACGACATGGGACCTTTGCGATTTATCCGAACTCTCGGCCGACGATTTAGAGGACTGCTTACATCAGGCAGACCAGATGGCGATAGGGGCGTGGTTAGATTGAGAGACCGAGATTTCGATGTGATCATACACGCAGCGTGGGAAACTGGAAACGCCTCGACTCCTGCATATGAAGAGGATGTTAAAGCGATCTGGGCCAATGTCACACAACTATACCCTAACGCCTGGTTTGGGTTCGAGCGCATTGAACCATTAGTTATTAACAGAAAGATATGGGTATGAGGAAAACAAAGGTTTGGGTTCTAACCGGGCCCGATGGGTGTTTCGTAGGTGTCTATAGTTCACGGCAGAAAGCGTCAGAACACAGACAACATCACCTCGAAAAACGCCCTTCCCGAATACCAAAATGCTGGCGTTTGGAACACGTGACCATAAACAAAGAAGATTGGGACAGGTTGGGATACACGACATGAAACTTGATTTAGATGTAGACAAGCTACGATCTCAGTACACAGCCATTGAGGAAGAACTGGCTTCCGTAGAGAGACGCGAGCTTGAACTGAGCGATGTTCAAGTACAGTTGGAGAAGATCTTGATGGTGATCGATGAGAAGTGGCTGACTACGAGACGTGAGCAATGAAAGACATTCGAGTCGGTGACAAGGTTCGTGTTCATTCTGGTGCATCGATTGAGACTGATCATCCTTCAAAGAAGCCTCGATATAAATCCAAACGCGCTAACACAGTAACAGTAGAGATAGTGAGTGTTATGTGCGAATACGTAGCTTGGTTTGGGTCTGGTAGCTATCTCTTTACGACAGACATGTTGAATGTTGATTTCATTTCACGAAAGGTAGAGACATGAGACCATTAATCTATATGGCCGGGCCTATGACTGCACCAGATGGTTGGTTGTGGGAACAGAACATTAACCGCGCAGCAGAGATGTATTTTGAATTAGTAGCTCTTGGTGCAGCACCTATATCTCCACAACTTCAAGGACGAGTTTTCAAAGACACGTTCGACCACGCAACTTGGATGGATGTCGATTTCTCAATCCTTAATGGTTGTATCGCCATGGTCACGATACCTGGTTGGGAGAACTCTAAAGGATCTCAGATGGAAGTAGAGTTTGCAAAGAATAACAACATTCCAGTTCTATCCCTGCCACCGTTGCCTTGGAACAAACCTGTTCGTGAGCAGATCCAGAACTTCATTGTGGACTTGAGACCTGTCGATGTACTCAAAGGGTTTTCTTCGGGAAAGCTCTTTAATGCATAAGTATATAGATATCGTTAGTTGTGTCTTGGCCTACGGGGAGATACGTTCCAATCGAACAGGTACCGACACGCTGTCGATGTTTAATTTCAATTATCAGATCGATCTTGCTGACGGGTTTCCACTCCTCACGACGAAGAAGATCTCTTGGAAGAACATCGTGGCCGAACTGGTTTGGTTCTTGTCAGGAGACCCGAAGACTACGATCTTGGACAGACACGAGTGCAAGTTCTGGAAACCATGGACCAATGAACATGGCTATGTTCCAAGTGCTTATGGCAAGTACTGGCGCGATTACCCATCACAGAATGGTTCTATAGACCAACTCTGGTACGCGGTGTGGAAGCTTCTCAAGAACCCGAACGATCGCAGGGCAGTGGTCAGTGCTTGGGAGCCGGGCAATGCTCTGATCTCGGACCTTCCGCCTTGTCACGCGTTCTTTGTTTTGACCACACACGATGGTCGACTGAACCTCCACTTGACTCAGCGCTCTTGTGACGTGGGGCTTGGCCTGCCATATAACATCGCATCGTACGGTCTCTTGATACATATCCTAGCCGGGATCCTACACATCGAACCTGGAGTCTTTGCACACAGCATTGTGGATGCACATGTATACGTTAATCACATTCCAGCTCTAGAGGAACAGATCACACGTCCTCCCTACAACCTACCGACTTTGAACATGGATCCGATCCTTGGTTGGAACGACGTCACTGCGTTGTGTGCCCTCGAGACGGATGATCTGATGGATCGGTTCAAGCTCGAGAATTATCAACATCATCCAGCGATCAAGCTCGAGGTGGCTGCGTGACTTGTATTGTGGCGGTCCGTTCCGGAAGAAGGATATATCTTGGGGGAGATTCTGCGGGGGTTAATGGTCTCAATGTAACCGAGATTAAGAACCCAAAAGTGTTTCGAAACCGCGAGTACTTCATAGGATACACAAGCTCTTTTCGAATGGGTCAATTGCTGGAACATTCGAGATTACCTGACTACGAAGGAGAAGACCCGTATAAGTTCATGTGTACGGTCTTTGTGGATTATGTGCAGAGTCTTTTTTGTGACCATAAATATGGAACAATCAAAGAAGGTGAAAATGCAAACGGGGGAACGTTCATAGTCATTTTGGAAGATCGGATCTTTATGGTTGAAGACGATTTTCAGGTATTTGAACCGGCCGATTCTTTTTGTAGCGTGGGGTGTGGGGTGTATTATGCCCAAGGTTCTTTGTTGAACAGCTCTCATTTGGGGGGCAGTCAACGTGTCATACAAGCATTAAAGACTGCTTCATATTTTTCTGGTGGTGTTAGAGCTCCCTTCACGGTCTTGGAGAAAGCGATTGGAACCGACTGACGCACAGAAGAAGTACCTAGCCATGTACTGGAACAAGGCGATGCTCAAGTTCGGTCTCCCTCAATACGTTACGAAGTTCAAGTTCCCTCAAGGCAAGAAAGAGTACTTTGCGGAGATTGGTTTCGGATACAATGAAGTCACAGTTCGATTCTCGCAGAAGTTCTGGAACGCAGATCCTTCTGTCAAGAGGCATACGATCGTGCATGAGATATTACACATCTGGGTGAACCCACTTGTGACGGCAGTATCACAACTCTGTTCTGGTTGGATACCGCCTAACATCTGGACCCGCGATCAAGCCATCTTGACCGAACACGAAGAACAACTAGTAGATGCCCTTGGTCGAGTCTTACAGGAGATGCTGCCCGTATGGAAAGATTGACACCTCAACAACGTTCTAGAGAAAGAGCCCGTGCGTTTATCTGGGCCTACTTGAAGATACATCCCTGTGTAGATTGTGATGAGAAAGATCCTTTGGTACTTCAGTTTGATCATGTAGGAGGAGAGAAGAAGATGCACGTCAGTACCCTGATGCACAAAGGATACGGCTTAAAGACAATTCGCCATGAGATTCGGAAATGTGTTGTGAGATGTGCGAACTGTCATAGCATCAAGACCGCGCGAGAGTACAACTGGTATAAGGATGAACGATGAGTGGAACCAAATTCGATCAAGGAAAAGTCAGACTTGACCTATGGCCTCCACGTGCGTTCATGGAGATTGGTGAGATTCTCACGATAGGTGCTACGAAATATGCAGATTACAACTGGGCCAAAGGCATCAAGTTCTCTAGACTGTTCGCTGCATGTCTCCGTCATCTCTGGGCATACTGGGGTGGCGAGGATCTGGACCCGGAAACAGGGAAGTGTCACTTAGCCCATGCCGCCTGTTGTATTACCTTCATGATGGAGCTTCGCCACACGAAACCAGAGATGGATGACCGGCCTCGATGGATAGAACCTGAGCCGGACTTCAAAGACTTTATAGTTACCATGCCTTGTGATATTGTTATAGATGAAAGTGACTGACGAGAAAGCACTAGTAAAGCAAGAGCTGATATGGGACCTGGTCGAAAAAAGACCGCTTAAGTACCAGTATAAGGTCTTTGTTCAGAAGTTCTTGACTACTGGCTCGCCCGGTGACGCAGCAGAACTATCTGGATTTACCCGTGGGTATGGGTATTGTTTACTACAAAAGCCCGAGATCAATGCGGCCATCCAAGAGTTCTTAGAGAGTGATGAGTTCGTCATGGATCGTGGGGAGAGATTCCGATGGTGGACAGCCGTGACAAGAGGCATGGTACCTGGCTTCGACTCTAGAGCCCGTCTCAAAGCGTCTGAGCTCTTGGCTAAAGCAGCCGGTGACTTTGATGATGCAGTCAAGATCCAGATCAACAATCTGCAGCAGAACACCGGGCCCACACTCGATATGACAAAGCTCACCGACGAACAACTCACACAGATGTACGCCATCTTGGATTCGGTAGACGATGGATGACTTCATAGACAACATGCCTGAGGAGGTCTATCACTTGTGGTTGTACGACCAAGAGAGTTTCCTTACTCAGGGGATGGTCACACTTCCGGGGGATCTGATCTGGCTCGAAGACGGCTGGCATATTATCAACTATCACTTCATCGTTTCTGGTGAATGTTACATACGGAGAGAACACAATGAATACACCGCGTGAAGAGAATCTTGAAGCCACCATTCGAATGCTCAGGGAGAAGTTACAAGATATGGAAGACAGACTTGCAGCTCAACTTAAGACTCCAGAAAGGAAGGTTCGAAAAAAGGATGTGAAGTTCAATGACAGCAAGAAAGATGCTAAGCCTGGACCGACAGTCGAGAAGAAAGGATAAGATCCTCTCTACCGCTTCGAAAGAAGAGATCCGTTTAGAACAGGCACGTCGTTCCTTCAGCAGTTTCGTCAAGCTCATGTGGCCTGTCGTTGAACCTGGTGAAGAACTCATCTGGGCTTGGTACCTCGATGCAATCTGTGACCATCTTCAGGCAATCACAGAAGGTAAGATCCGCAAACTCATCATCAACATGCCTCCTCGATTCTTGAAGTCGACGCTGGTATCTGTGATGTGGCCAGCATGGGAATGGATCCACTATCCTCATATGAGGTACTTGACCTCTAGCTACGCCATCGATCTAGCAGAAAGAGACTCGGTCCGTTCTCGTGAGGTAATGCAGTCTGAGCTTTACAAGAAACTGATCAAGGGTTCGTTCGATATGTCGGTGGATCAGAACCTCAAGTCTCGATACGTAAACTCGAAGACTGGTTGGCGCATCACGACCTCCCCAACTTCTAAGTCGACAGGTGACGGTGGCAATAGAGTGATGTGCGATGACCCTCACAATGTTGCAACGGCTGAGAGCGATATCATTCGACAGACTAATGTGACTTGGTGGGGACGTACCATGTTCTCACGGGCCAATAATCCTAAGCGCGATGCCTATGTGATTGTGATGCAGAGAGTTAACTTCAATGATGTCACAGGAGACTTGCTTGAGAATCAACCAGACTATGAACATCTTTGCTTACCTATGGAGTATGAGGTCGACCATCCGCATCCATCTAGGACGTCTCTCAATTTCGTCGACCCTAGAACAGAAGAAGGAGAACTGCTCTGTCCAGAAAGGTTCGGTACGGAAGAAGTAGCCGCAGCCAAGAAGAGCCTAGGGTCCTATGCTTACGCTGGTCAGTATCAACAGAGACCTGCTCCCGCTGAAGGGCTGATCTTCCACTACGACTGGTTCCAGATGTACTCGAAGACACCCAAGAAGTTCGATCATATCACTGGATCCTGGGACTTGGCGTTCACAGGGTCAGATGAATACTCCTCGAGATCGAAGGCGGCCCTTGCGGCAGTAGCAGATCCTGCACACGTTGTAGGACAAGTATGGGGGTTCGTTGGTTCCAAGGCTTATCTCCTCAACGAGTACCGCGGGAAATGGGGTATCACCAACAGTATCATACAGATCAAGAGGATGAAGCAGGATTACCCTAGCATGGGACGAATCTTGATCGAGGAGAAGGCCAACGGTTCCGCGGTCCTGGAGCTCCTTCATGACGAGATCCCAGGGCTCCATGCCGTGAACCCAAAAGACGGAAAGATCCAACGAGCGTGGGCCGTGCTGCCTTACGTAGAGGCTGGAGACGTGTACCTGCCAGATTACTATTCCTGGACAGAAGACTGGCTTGAGGAAGTGTGTGTTTTCCCGAACCGAAAGGATAAGGACCGGGTCGATGCCATGACTCAGGTCCTGGTTTATGAGTTAGGGGGTGGGTGTAACAGGAGCCTTGAGCTATTACGTGCGATGAATCAGTGGTAGAGTATACATGAACATGAGTGCAGGTAAGCCTAAAACTTTAACTCCGCAAGACGGGTGGTCGAACATCTTCACCAATCTGGGAAACCCGGAGAAGGACTACAGGGTCTCAACTCGTTTTGAGCGACGGGTTGACTTTTCCTCTACTGAGATCGAGGCGTTGTATTCTCAGTCCCCCATCTTTGGTCGAATCATTGACGCCCCTGCTGAACACGCAGTACGTAGATGGATAGGTGTTGAGGGCGGGGATGGTGATACGTCGTTTGGGCAGAACGTTTTAGACTCGATGTTAGAACTAGATGCTCCGACCAAGTCCTGTGACTTGATGAAGTTCGATAGATTGTACGGTGGTGCGGTCATGATCATTGGTGCGGATGACGGTCAAGACATGTCTGAACCTCTTGACCTTGATCGTATTCAAAGTGTCAATCATCTGAACGTCCTTACTCGTCACGAGATTTTTCAAGGTCCTCTAGATTTAGACCCAACCAGCCCTAATTTTCGTCAACCCCTTTGGTTTTCATTCGATCCAGATAATGGTGGTGTGGCTTTTCGTGGTCCCCGTATTCATCACACTCGTATCATTTGTTTGAAGGGTGTACTGGTTCATACTCGTGGTAGACAACCCGATGAGGATTGGGGCGAGCCTGTTATGAATCGGGTCTATGATTCGGTTCGTAGGTTAGAGACGGTGTTCGATTACGCGGAATCTGCATTCAAGGACATGAACCAAGGCGTCATGACGATCAAGGGATTGATGCAATTGCTGTGTAGTGAGAATGGAACTGGTGAGATCATCAAACGTCTTCAGTTGATGAACATGACAGCCTCTCAATTCAACATGATTATCTTAGATGAAGGAGAGGTTTATGAACGACGTGCTGCAGCAATTCAAGGGGCGAATGAAATTATCCTACGTGTATTCGATGAGTTGGCTGCTGTTGCTGAGATGCCTCCCTCTATTCTATATGGAGCCCCTCCTCTGGGCCTGTCTACTGATGACAAGTCTGGGAGGATAACGTTCTATGATTCGATAGCGAATAAGCAACGACGTCTTCTACGTAAGCCGATTCACCGAATCATTGAAGCCTTACTTCATGCTAAAGATGGTCCGACCGGTGGTGTGGTTCCGGAGAAATGGAGCTTCGACTTTCTACCACTCGATGAACCTTCTGACAATGATCGTATAGCAATGCGTAAGACACAAGCTGAGACCGATCGGTTGTATGTGGATGCCAAGATTCTGACACCTGACGAAGTTCGAACTCGAATAGAAAATGACCCAACTGCACCCTATACATTAGACGGGGCCTCAATGGCACAACAACGCGAAGTAGAGGCTGAAGAACGAGAATTGGATAGAAATCGCGTTCCGCCGTTTTCTTTAGAGGAGTTACCAGATGACAACGAATGATTCAGTGGCTATATCGAAAATCGTTCTCGGGTTCATAACGACTGGTTTGTTCGTGTTAGCCACAGCGCTTTTCGGTGCTTATCAACTCCAGCTCAACACCTTGAAAGAACAAGTGAAAGACTATCCCGTTCTCAATAACAGGGTCGCAGCACTAGAGAAAGGGATGGAAGACGTCCACAAATCAAATGAGACCTTGAACGCCCATCTTCAGAAACTGGTGAGGAACCAGATCAGAATGTGTTCTAAAGAGGACATTGAGTGTGAGCCATAGTGGGATTACTCCTTACATTATTCTTAATTGGTACTGACGCCACACCTCCAATCCCTAAAGAGCCTGAGTGTTCGGTGTGTGGATTTGTACGTCAAACGGCTACCAAGATAAGCTTCTGTTGCGTTCATAAGGAAAAGGACAACCTAGTCATCCGGTGTGTGAAGGTGCCATCCAATCAGATTCCTTATCATATTTAGCCTGTTTCTGATCGCTTGTTCTCCGGACCCAGTCTGGCAACAAATTAAATGTCCGAGTGACACACTAGTCATACACCGATCCAGGTCCACACAGATAGTTCTAGATGTGTACCCTTCGGCTCATAGTCTCTTACCTGAGATCAGAAAGGCGTCCAAGGTTTGGGAACTGTTAGGGGTTCCCTTCACGATACGTCCTGTCGCTCAGTCGGTTAAGGCTCGCCTGTACCATGTCCTTATGGTGGCGACTCCAGAGCTTAAGGCAATTCGAAAGTTTTGTGATCAAGACACTTCGCTGGCCTGTACGAAAAGCACGTTGGTGAATAGAGGCCAGGTTTGCAAGATTCGTTCCACCTTGATTTCAATATGGAAAGGCGGATCTGTAAAGGCTAGACATCGGGTTTTGGTCCATGAGCTTGGCCACGCCCTTGGGTTTGATCACGACAGGAAGAACGCCTACTCGGTCATGTTCCCCTCCAATCGCCCCGGCCCTTTCGAGATTCCTGAGAAATACCAGAAAGCCCTATGTAAGGTCTATGGGTACTGTGTCCGCTAGGTATTGACCTGAACACTTGTGTAGGGGCATTATACCTACAGAATTGTCGATGACTTACACGATACGTTTTGACAGTGAGGACGGTGACCCCAGACCAGAACGTGAAGAACGGTGGGATGAGGTACGTCTTGATCTGAGCTCCCTTCGAAAACCCCAATTGACAAGTGACGGTTTTGTTCGAGCACAAGGATTCATTACTCGCTCTGGGATTTTCATCTATCACGACCGGCTTGGGAACGAGATTCGAGAACTGCGTTCCGATGAAGAGGTCTTTAGTTCGGACAGTCTCAGCTCGTTTGGTCAAGTCCCTTTGACGTTGGATCACCCTCCGCAGAACTTGACTCCACGAACCGTGCAGATGTTCCAAGTTGGGAGCGTGGGGAAACCAAGACGAGACGGCAACATGGCCAAGGCCGATATCTTGATCACAAGTCATGATGCAGTGCAAGCGCTTTTGTCAGGCGTCCAAGAACTAAGCTGTGGATATACATGTCAGGTCTCTGATCGTAGCGGTACGTTGATACATGAAGACGGAACCGAAGAGCAGTTCGACACAGTCCAATCTAACATTCGTGGTAACCATGTTGCCATTGTAGAACGGGGACGAGCGGGACCCTCTGCCCGAATCCGAGTTGATGAAAATGAGACCCCGCAAGGGGAAATTAATGAGGTTAAGATGTCAGATAAAAAGGTAGAAACTACCAATGAGACCTCTTCCGCGGTGTCGAAGACCGACGACTCAGAACTCAAGAACAAGCTAGATACTCAGTCGAAAGAGCTAGAGCAACTTAAAGGAAAGGTTGCTGCTCTTGAAGCTGAGAAGGATAGGCTTGAGAAAGAGGCATCTGAGCAGGTCAAAGTTGACTCGGATAAGGAAGAGATCACCACACGACTACGGCTTATTGCACAAGTAGCGCCCAGGTTAGATGCCAAGTTCGAGGACTTGGTTGACTTGGACGAACTTGAGTTGATGAAGAAAGTGGTCACTAAAGAAACCGATAAGGTTGATCTTGAAGGTAAGAGCGATGACTTTGTTCGAGGTATGTTCGCGCATATCACGTCAATTGAAGTCAAGAATCCGGCGGCTGAGATCAATGCTGCGGTTGGTAATGCGCGAGAAGATGCCAAGGGTGGAGATGAAGATCCCATTGCTGCGGCAGAGGCTCGTATGAAAGAACGAAACGCTACGGCATGGAAACCCATTCGCCGGGAGGTGTCTAACTAATGTCACAACAGCAGTCATATACAAATCAGACTAAAGGTTTTGCTGGACAGCGCGAAGGAACGGGACAGAAGGCTCAGAGCTATGTCAACGATTCTGGTCTAGCTGCGCAGGAAGATACTGTAACCGCAGCCAATGCAGCAGGGTCCACGCTTCATCAGTTTGAAGTTAACGGGATCGCAGTTCAATTTACTACGGCCGCATCTACGACTAACACGCTAACGCGGGACGGTCTTCTGGCAGCTCTTCGCGCGATCCAAGAACTGGAGACGATCGTTGCAGGTAACCCATCGGGTGCAGATGCGATTGCTTTGACAGCTCTTCAACCTGGTGTTGGTTATACGCTCACTGAGACGGATGCGAATCTAGCTCTGGCCTCTGTAACTGCTAACGGTACGACTCAGACGATTGTATTTGGTCGAGCAGTTGTTCGTCGAACGGTAGGTACCTTGATCGGTGATCAGAGTGCTGCGCTTCCGACGGCCACTGGACAAGAGTTTCTTGGTGTCAATGAGCGAATCCATAGTGATGTAAATCCTCTCGGTGATCCGAAAGATGCAACCGATGTGGCGAAGACCATGACGATTGTTTATGAAGGTCGCATGGTTGTTGAAGTTGATGAGGCTGTGTCTCCTGGAGATTCAGTATTCTTTCGACACACGTTGGGCGGAGATGCTGGAGAGATTGGGACGTTCCGAACTGATGCCGATACGGCCAGAGCAGATCAGGTGACTGGTAAATTTCTGACCTCAACGACTGGAGCAGGCCTTGCTGTTGTAAGCCTGAATGGGGTGTAAGAATGTTGAATCTAGACTACCTAACACGACTTGATGCATACGGTTCAAGTTCTCAGAAGCGTCACGATGAGGTTGGACTGTCCATCTTTGTTGCGCGTGAACTTGAACAAGTAATTCCACAAATGTTTGATCGACTGTTTCCAGAATTGGATGCTCGATTACATATTCCAATGGGTACCGGTATCAATCCTGCGGCCCCTGTTTGGAGCTATGACTCGATGGACAAACGCGGTAATGCTAAAATTATCGGTGCTAATGTCAATGATATTCCGCGTGCTGACGTATCGAAGCGTCGAGTGACTCATCCAGTTCGGACTATTGCTCTTGCTTATGGTTGGAGTTTTGAAGAGATTGCTACAGCTCGATGGGCAGGAGTGCCTCTTGATACGATGAAGGCAGAAGCTACTCGTCGAGGGTTGGCTCAGCTTGAACATGACCTGTTGATTTCGGGTGATATCGGCTCAGACATTCCTGGATTTCTCACGGATCCTCGGCTTCGAAGCAAGACGGTCACTACAGGAGCTTGGCTGGGCGGAGTGACTACACCAGACGAGATCATCTTTGATGTTTGTGAAATCGTCAACGCAGTAAAGGACGGTTCGGAGAATGTACATATGACTACTGCCGTGCTTTTTCCGCGTCTTCACATGGACCACCTTCGATGCACGCGCCTTACGGATACTGGTCGATCGTTGATTGAGTATCTTCAAGGTACCCATCCTGGCGTTGAGTTCTTGGAGATGAATCAAAATGAATTAGCTTCGGCTGGTCCTGGTGGGGCTCCTCGTATGTTGGCGTATCAGAAAGATCCTGGCATTTTGACGGGTGTTGTTCCGGAGTCATTTCGAGTTCACGCGCCGCAAGAAAGAGATCTGGAAGTTGTGATCAATGCGCAGTCTCGAGTTGGTGGAACCGCATGGTACTATCCGGCTGCTGCTTGTTTCGGAGATGGTATATAGACGTGTCTCAATCGATGAATACTCGCTTTTTTGAGAAGTGTGAAATTCGAGCTGAATCGAGTTGTCTACATTGGACAGCTTGTAAGACAGTCGGTGGCTATGGTCTGTTTTCTTACAACGAGAAACTGACTTTAGCTCACCGGGTTTCATATCAAATGTTTATTGGTGAAATTCCAAAAGAACTACAGCTTGATCACTTATGTCGAAATCGAGGTTGCGTTAATCCCCATCATCTAGAACCCGTGACCGCTAAAGAGAATACGCGCCGAGGACACTCTAGTGAGGCTACGAAAGCAAGATGGGAAGCAATTACACATTGCCCGAAAGGTCATGAGTATTCCGTTGATAATACGTATACATATAAAAAAGATGGATACCGTCATAGATCTTGTAAGCGGTGTACGATAAATCGTGTACAAGAACGACGGCGGAAGTTAAAAAGTTGAAATTGCGACTGGTGCCTTGGTGCGCCTCCTCTACTGGGTACCAGTCGCTGTTTCGTTTATATATGTGAGGTGTTGCTGTGGGAACTAGTCGACTTTTTTCTTTCACGCAAGCACAGCATAATGCATTCAGATCACTGATCCATTTCATTGATAGTGGCCCAGCTGATGGGTTTGTGTCTGGTGCATTTAGGGAGACAATCGGCGGCGCTTTCTGGACGTCACGAATCTGGTGGGAGTCCTCAGCAAAGGTGGAGAAGATCGTAGAGCTCACACTAACACGAAATGCTAACCAGACTCCCAACATCGAAGCTTGGCAAATGTACGACACGGATGGATTTACGGTTCTGGCGACAGTGACGGATACTATCGCGTACTCGGGTGTTTTTGAAACATCAAGGACTAGGGTCTAGCGTGAGTCGTAATCCTGCAGTCATAATTTTCGATACTGCTGGAACAGAGCTGTCCACGGCAACGGATCCTCTACGTGTTGATCCTACGGGCACAACTACCCAACCTGTTAGTGCTACCAGCTTACCTTTACCAGCCGGAGCAGCAACGGAAGCCACGCTTGTCACGCTCTTAACACAAGCGACTGGGGCTACCATACAGGCAGTTCTGGAAGCTATCCGAGACACGACTGGTATTAAAAAGATAACTGATGCACTTCCGGTTGGCAGCAACACGATCGGTAAAGTTCAGCTTAGAAATCCTGGTGACACCCTTGACTTAGGAGATGCCACTAATCCTGTTCGGGTTGATCCTACTGGGACGACTTCACAGCCCAGTGTCTTAGAAGATTCTTCCGGTAACGAGGTCACCATAACTGAGGACGCAGGTATTCGACGACTTGAAATTTTAGGTAAGGTTTCGATCGTTGGTGCAGTCCCTCCTCCCGATACAAATTCAGCTTTAATTGCTGCCGACACTCCCCTTACGGTTGGAAATAATACGATCACTTTCGTTATCCCAGATGGCGAAACGTTTCATTTACAAACAGTAATAGCAGGAAACGAGGACCCGACTAAGGGTAGTGTGATTGAAGTCTTTTTCAACGATGGAGCACAACATCTTATCACGCGTGTTTATACCAGTGGACAAACCGTTGAACTAGGTTTTCCTGACGTGATCGTTGCTCGAGATGGTACGTCCTTAGTTGGCAATGGTGTAAATACGATTGATGTGAGACGGGCCAAGTTCTCCGGAACTAATATCGCAATTGATGCAGTCGTTAGCGGGTATACTACATGAGAATTTTACAAATTGATTATACTCGATGGAAATCCATTACCCAAACGTTGTCACTCAGCAGTTTCCATAAAGTGATTGAGCAAGATACTAGACATCTATGGTCTGGAAATACGGACTACATCTTTGCATCGGACGTAGAACCGGGTGCCAATTTTCTTGATTGGGGCACGGCATTTCCAAACTCAGTTTCCGTACCTTCAGAAGACGAAGCGATTTCATATATCGTTGTTCCGAGTGCCCCATGAGTCTTACGATCTTAGCCAATGTCCTGGACACTGTGCCTCTGGCTTTACAGCTTGATGATGGGGATCCGTCCAAGTTTCCACGAGCCACGATCTTGAGTGAGGTTACAGGGCTTCCTATTTCTACAGTGGATATGGCACATACAAACGATGGTAACTATCTGGCTCTATTCTTAATACCTACGGCCTCTAAATTCCTAGTGCAATATGTGGTCTTTGACGATGCGGCGAGGACTGTAATTTCAACAGCGTTTACCAGGGCTTTAGACTTGATCGTGGCAGATTACACACCCCCAACTGGATCAGTTCCACCCGTACTCAATGCGTCCAGTTGCTAGGTATTGGCTTGGTATGCGCGGGTTTGATATGGTGAACATATGGCAGTTCTAAGCCCAGGCCAGATAGCTGATTGTGCTAACCCAGAGCTTGATGTCTTCTTCGATATTGGTGGGGTTCCTACAGACGTGTCATCTCTTGAATACATCATCTATGAGAAGGTGACTATTCCCAGTGTCCGTACACAGGTCTTTCCAGTTTCAGGACGTGCAACTGCAGACGTGGGGTCGCTATGTCCTGTCGGAAATAAACTTGCTGTTGGACAGTACCAAGCCGATTGGACTGTTCCAGACCTTGAGCCTCTCGGAAGCCATGACATTGAATGGTTCTTTAGTCTCACACCAACATCACCCGAGCAAATTTTCTGTGAAGAGTTTGAAGTCATTGATATCAATGCTGATACGAATGGATCTACGGCCGATGTCTTTGGGTTCAAACAACGCTTCCCACTGCTCGTTGATCGTGGAGATAAGGTGATTGAACTGTCCTTAGACGAGGCTATGAGAACTACGAACGCGCTTTGTCTAGGTAACCGTCTGGCTGATGCTCAGTTTCTTTTGGCTGCCCACTTAGTCGAGATGAGGACCAATGCGTCTTTAGCAGGCGGTGCAACTTCTGTTCGCGCAGGCCAAGCAGCTGTGTCTTTTAGTGGGTCTAATAGCAGTGATCCTATGGGCTTGTCGAGAACTTCCTATGGGCAAATGTACTTGCGACTTGTCTTTCTGTCAGGTCCAGGTGCAAGGGCTCTCTGCTAATGGCAAGTGTCAAAGTAGAAGACCGACTCTGGGTTCGTATAAAGAACAATCTAAAGAGCGAAGTCTGGGAGGTTGGTGTTGACAAGGATGAAGTGTATCCAGATAGAACGTCCGTTGCTGTAGTGGCCGCGGCTAATGAGTTTGGGACTAGCACAATTCCAGCACGGTCATTCATGCGGACAACTGTGGACGAGCAGCGACGGATTATGGCCAAGGAAACGGAACGAGATATTGGGCGCACCTTGGATCTGAAAGAGAAAAAGGGTGAGGTTCTAAGCGACACGGCCGAGAAACTTCGTGATGCCATCAAGAAAAAGATTGAGACTCTAAGCAGCCCTGCCAATGCCGCCCGCACCATCAAACAGAAAGGGTTCAATAACCCTTTGATTGAAACGCGCGTCATGCAGAATGCCATCAAGGCCAAGAGGGTGAAGAAGTAATGTTTCCTTTCGTGGATCTAGCCTCGTTCATCTTACCAACACTTGGGGATGTAGACGTCATCATGATCACTGACTATCCTACAGGTTCATATAGCACGACCACTGGTCAATGGGTTCAAGGCACCCCAACAGTGACTTCGGTAGAAGCTGTGGTTCAACAAGCAACACCCAAGGATACGGAACAGCTCCCCGAAAACGAACGAACGAAAGAGTCCATTGTTGTGTTTACACGGACAGCACTCTTCACATCAGATGTTACTACGGCCGAGGAGTCGAATACCATTACTTGGGAAGGGCGCGAGTACAAGGTGATGATGATCGACGCATGGTCTCGGCAAGCTCAATACGTCAGACATATCGCGGTACGCCTAGGAGTTTAATATGTATATTCGCTATCAACCAGGAGAGGATGAGGATCGCCCAAATATATCGGCATTCTTGACAGGTGCTGCCAGCGCTACGGTCGAGGTCATAGACCTTTTGAACGATGCTTCCTTGGCTTTGACGTCTAATGTTCCAGCACAATCCGCACAAGACGGTGACATTTTCATTTTCGATTTGGACAATGTGACCGGCACGGTTGGAGGAGCCACGTTAGAAGATGTTGTCTACGTAGACTTAGCCGTGGTCTTTACTCCGAACGTAGGATCAAAGGTCAGTGTTCATGTAGTGATCAATGGTCAGCAGCGACGAGCCTTTGCTAATAATGAAGTTGTCCCAGC